GCACATTGTGTGACGATCTGTCCCCCTGACAAGGGACGGTATTCCCTGTGTTAGTACTCCCGGTGAGGAAAGCACTTGAGTGTGGTTTTGATAAGCGATGTAGACTGAACGAACAGTCCGCCACACGCCAGTTCGTATTCACAACGTCATAGGATCTGGCTCATCAAAATTCAGGATATCTGTGTGTAGGAGTATCCAAAACAACACAACATTACCAATAGACGACTTAGTTTGATATGGAAGTTTAAGCGAACATTTCGATCTGTATGTTGTGTCCAGGACAGGGTTATTTAGCCTCTAACGTGGGTGAAGCGGTCCGGATTCGGTTCCAAATAGGCTACCCCACCTTCCCGTTGCTGGAAGCGCTTGAGTTGACGCTCCAATTGCAACGTTAAAATTTCTGACTTGCTCAACGATCAAATAATAGAAACCGTAACCAAAATTCCCGCCCAAATTTTGGCAAGGTCACAAGAACAAAAATGGGCGCCCCTGACCAACGAATGTTGAGAAACGGCAACATCGTGGTCAGACACAGGGAGTTCTTAGAGAGGGTAGATAATACCAGCGCTTTTACAGTGCGTGCATATCCCCTCAACCCTGGCCTTCCTGAATCCTTTCCTTGGCTTCATAATATAGCCAAAAATTATGAGACCTACCGATTCAGGAAGTGTGACTTACATTATGTAAATGCTAGAACAGGAACAGTCACAGGTGAAGTCATCTTAGGTATAGACTATGATGCATCAGATGCCTCACCAACAAGCGAAGCTTCTCTTCAAACATATGAAGGGACGGTAACCTCAGTCATATCTGAGCCCTCAATTATGAGAGCCAGCCCGCAGCGTCTCCACAAGTTGGGACCCTCGCGCTTCATCCGACTTGGTGATCTTGCTAACAACCAAGACATCAAATTATATGACTCAGGATTCTTCATTTTGGCCACCGTGGACGGGGATGATGCTCACGGTGGTAGGGTTTTCATCGACTATGAAATTGAACTGATGACAGCGCAAAGTAGCACGAACAATGATGTTACTGCTAAGGTTGCGGTGGTTGGCGTATCTGCAGCTGCCCCACTTGGCACTGGTTTCACGAAAACTGGCTCCCTTCCTGTGGAGTGGTTGAGTGGAACTACGTTGCGCATACCAATAGTTGGTGATTTCCTTATATATAGCGTTGCCAATGGAACAGGTATTTCTGTTCCAATTCGTGCCGGATTTTCGGGTCTAACTGATGCAGTGGGTCTGGATTTGAGTGCGACGGCAAGCGGATCTGGAGGAATATCTATAGGAGCAACTGGCATCCGTACGCTCTCCAGAGACAATGTCATTGTTTTTGGTGGTACAGCAACCACCTTAACTGCATTCACTTTTAGGGTGTGCAGATACAATAATGATTTAGCGTAATTCATGGCCTCTCAGCGCCTAGCTGAGTTACCGGTGTACCTAGTGCCGGAATCTGCAGTAAAGCAAACAATCCAGTGTTGAACGTGCTGACCAACGTTCATCTCTTTTGGGGTTTGGGCCCCCAAGAGTTGATTAATTTAATTCCAACGAGTCAACAAATATCTAGGTCTACGGAGCAGTGCCATAACACAGCCAAGCCGCACACCGCCGGATCCACGAGCGGTGACTCCCCTAAACAGGGAGAACAGGGATCTTCCTACAGTGCCGGATTCACTAGTAGGTCGTATACGCAATCCAATGATAAAAAGGACAATGGTCCACGCCCTCACAAGGGCAAAAACAAAGCCAAACAGGGATCATTCAATGGTGGTCCACGAAATAAGAAGAATCGGTCGTGCGCGAGCCAAGCTGCTTTGACGGAGCAGCTGTCGGACATGGCCGCACAACTCAAAGGAGTTCAAGATGCACAGCGGGAACTCGACGCTGTTGCAAAAGAAGAGGCACACCTTTGGGATCAAGAAAATGAAACGGACAATGTCTTCGATATGGAAGGGGACATTTTTGTCTGTAATTATCTTATTTCATTACGTATATTCACGCTATGCATGTTAGCCTGTATGTTTGCAACCTGGTACTTTCAGTTGCCATACACATACGTTCTGTTTCTTTGTGTCTTACTTGTCGTGGTAGCCACAAACAGGCCACACCACGTCGAGATCCGTGCAAAGACGAAGTACTTGCACGATGAGATGGATGAACGTCCCAGTTCAGATAAGGGACGCACCGTCGTACTAGGAAAGGTGTATGAGTTACACTATTACTGGGTGTTGGTATTTGAATCACCCATGGGTCCAACGAGAATGAGTAATTATGGAATACAGATCGTCTCGATGGTACTAATGTCTGTTGACCCGCAGTTCATGGCATTCATCAGGCAACACCAGCTTTACCCAAGTAGTATTAGTCCTCTAAGTCACGCAGTAGCAAAGGACTGCGTTAGCACCTCCTGCATTCAGGAATTACTAGGTCGCAAAACAACCTTCTCCCGCGATCCACAATATACCACTCTGGCCCAACGACTTGACATGATAAGCACCAACCGTGACTTGTACATGACGAGGGGTATAAGCGTGGGGAACTGCACCATTAAGTATTTACGTCTAGTACATTCCTCAACAACCGTCCAGCCTTTTCAACACCTTCTAACCGTAGTGCCATCCAATATGGATACCGCATTTACGATCACGGGATACGCACCAAGTACGCACCTGTCAAAGATCGTTTCCAAGTTAAGTTCAACTCTTCGAAACATTCCTTCTTTGATTCTGGACGTGCTGAAGTGGCTCGCTCTAGTGGCTTCTGTTTTAGTAGTCATTGCCTTTTCCGTCCTGATCCTACAGATGCTGTCTCCGTCCTTGCAGGATGCACGAAGCGATTTGCTTTTCGGCGCCCGTCAGCTGGTCCAAAAATGGATCGGGCAGTCCGACGAAGGCTTAGAAGGTTCACCGAATTATTTCTGCGACAACTCACCTCCCGAGGGTACCTTCGACCCCTCGACAATGCACCCTCCTTCACCGAGTGGCTCGCCACCACCAACTACTCCGGTTCCAGAAAGTACCAACTCTATGCCGAGGAATTCAACCTGGGACATGACAATTACGAAGTTTGCAATTGCACTAACCACAATGGTATTGACCACGTGTGTAAAAAGTGCCGCCATGATGATCGCATGGGCAATACCAATCGTAATGGCATATCTGCAGTCGGACGGAAGTCAGAAGAGGAAGGAAACAACAACCCAACTATCTCTAGCAGTCACGGTTCTAATAACATTCCCCCCATTGATCTTGGGCATGTTTTACGTGGTCTACTTGATGGTTGCGATGTAAAAAGTTTCAGGAAGGTGAAAGCGCGTCGCAATCTCCGCGCTATTTATAAGAGATTGACAAAAGTCAAGGCTCATGTGAAAGACGAGCCGTATGACGAGCGTAAGCCGTGCAGGCTAATTAATGCACGCAGTGACTGGGCCAAATGCCAACTGGGTCCAGTATTCTCAGCAATCGAACACGAAGTTTGCAAACTAAAGTGGTTTATTAAGTACATACCTGTCAGTGACCGGCCCAGGGCCGTCCTTGACAGGTGTGCTACGGAAGGGGGCCGCTATGTTTGCACAGACTATACGTCGTTTGAGGCACATTTTGAACCTGAGATAATGTGGGCAATAGAGGAACCATTGTACAAGTATATGGTCAGCCTCTTACCCGCTCCAGTTAGCACTGATTTCCTTCGTATGTGGCGAAGATCAATCTGTGGATTAAATACCATTGATGTCAAAAACATGTTCACCGCAACACTCCCAGGAGTGCGTATGAGTGGTGAAATGAACACGTCCCTCGGGAATGGGTGGTCAAACTTAGTTCTATTTTTATTCGCTATGTATGAAAATGGAGCCACCTGGGACGAAATATTTGATTCATGTGGTTTTGTTGAAGGCGACGATGGCATATTCAATGTGTCAGAGGACCTGTCCCCAACGACCGAACAAATGGAATCGTACGGATTCTGTTTAAAGATTGATGTAGTAGCAAATATTGAAGAAGCATCGTTCTGTGGCCTGATCTTTGATCCGGAAGATCTCGTCAATGTCACGGACCCGATTAAAGTCTTGATGAAACTAGCATGGCTCCCACGCAAGTACGTCAATTGTTCTGAAAACTTAGCAAGAGAATTATTAAAAGCAAAGGCCCAAAGCGCTTTATTTCAGTACAATGGCTGTCCCATCATTACACCTGTGTGTGATTACATCGTTAAGTCTTTGTCGAATGTTAAACGCACAAAGCGTACCTTCAATTATTTTGACACGTACAATAAAGAAATCTACCTCAAGTCTGAGGGCGTAGTAGCAAGGCCTGTTCCCTACCGAACAAGAGCGCTAGTTGCATCTACCTATGGTATCAGTGTTGATATGCAGCATGACATCACTGAGCGCATTCTTAACACACCATTAGGTGAGCCTTTCGAGCTGTCCCTACCCCAGACTTATGATCAGTATGCTCAGTGCTATGATCAATACGTTGCCTACCCCACTGTTCCCGACGAGTGCAAGCGAATGAAGTACTACGGCTTTTTGCGTAGACTTTATGTAGCTGATGGCAGCACCCTCCCTCCCCCTTCTTCTGTGTTTGGCTGACACACCCCCGGCGCCCCAGCCATAATGGTCCATGCGAGATCGGATTATTCTGGGGCAGATTAAGCGATCCAG